GCCGCCCTCGGCGTACTGCGTGAAGTCCGTGTCGTCACGGCGGGGTTTCTTAACCCCACCGGGCATCTTGGAGGGCATGATGGCGCCCATGCCACGACTCGGTCTCATGTCAGTACACCTTGGCCTTTCGTGCGCCCCGGGCCGCACCCCAACCCTTGACGGTGCCGCCTTTTTTGCGGGTTTGCGTTTGCAGCAGCCCGTCACCCGAACGAATTGGCACCCCGGTTTCGCTACGCACCCCGGGAATGCCTTTGAATATCTCGGCCTGTTCCGCGTCCGTAACAAGAGGCAACTTATCGCGCCTGCGGGCCCCTTCACGCACCCTTTCCGCTTGCTCAGCGTCCGAAATCTGAATTCGCGGGCGGCTACTAAAATCAGCTATGTCTCTTCCCATCCGCAGTTCAGCCGCCGGGTCCACAGCTTCATCTTTCGATCCTAGTGCGCGAGTAAGCGCGTATGCAGCGCCAAGACCGCCAAGCACTTTGGCGGCTTTTCCCAACGACTTACGAGCCATGACGGCCTCCTATCAGCAGGTTTTGCCGCCCATCTTCATGCCCAGCGGTTTGCTGCCGGACATCTTGACCATTGTGCCCTTGGTCTTGCCCTTGGCTGCCAGACCGTCGCGGCTGGGAGCCGCAGTCTTGACCGCGCCCATTTTGGCCGTGGTGATACCACCATTGGCCATCTTCTTGGCAGGTGCGCCTTTTTTCTTTGCCATCATCGCCATAAAACCGGGGTTCATTTTGGAAGCCATAGTGTCACCACCTTTCGAAAAAAATTCTTGCTTGCCTTGATTGGTTTTGGGCTTGTTGATTGCCTGCGCATCTGCACGGCTCCCAGACCCAAACCGCTTGCCCTTGTCTGCCTTCATGAACTCCTTGCCGACAGACTGCGGAACTCCTACTCGCTTGGCAGCGGCGGGGTTGTTGGCCACCATCGCCATCAAGTTGTGTTGTGCCTTACTCTTGCTTGGCATCGTCAGCTTTCTTTCTGCGGATCAGCTCCGCAAACGTCTTGCCCGAAACCATCTCAGCGATGCGCATCAGTGTCCAGATCGCACCGATCAGACCAAATACAGGCGTGAAAAGCTGCAAGAACGAGCCAATGGTGGCAACCACCGAAACAATGTCCAGTGCGTTCTTAACGGTGTCGTGATTCTGGCTCATGTCAGCAGTTCCAAGCCCGCAGGCTCTTGTTGATACGACTGTTCGGGTCTTTCTTGGCCTTCTCGCCGGTCAGCTTCTTCTTCATGCCCTCCATACGGGCGCAAAAAGAGTCGCGCCTGCTGCCGCCCTCGGGTTGAGGTGGCTTCAGGTTCATACCCTGCTTTTTGGCAGAGGCTCGCCCCTTGGCGTTGAGTCCGCCCTTGGGGCTCTTGCCTTCTTTGCGCTGCCATGCTGGTGTCTTAGCCATAGAACAAAGTAGTTGTTACGTTTGCGACCAAGCCAACAAAAATGCCATCTTTGGCCAAAATTCCTTCGCCCGGAATCACCACGGGAAATGCAGTTGCGTTGTACGAATCTGCTTCCATCAAAATGTCAGCGTACATCGACACCGCAGGAGACCCGGTGATGGTGCCACTGGCAGAGTCCGTTACCGTGAACGTATTGGCATCTGAAACCGTGACCGAATAGATGTTATCCGTTGCCGTACCGCCTGTGCCCGCAGAAAAGTCCAACCAAACGCGGTTTCCAGTAGTGAGGCCATGATTGGTGATAGTCACCGTCACAGTGGTCGTAGACCGCCCGTAAGTGCCCGTTTGCGTCACATTGTTTGCAAACACCGTGTGCCGCGCCGCCGCACTAGTGTTTGCCGACACAACGGCCCCCTTGAGGCGTGTTCGGTAGTTTACCGCCACGCCCGAAGAGGTCATGTGTTTCGACTTTACGTCATACTGCATCGTCATGATGCGCTCCTATTAAGCGGGGGTGACGGTGGTGGCGTTGGACCCGTACCAAACAGATGCTGCCGCAGCTCCCGAAGCGGTGTAGATCACGCCAGTGGCAATGTCTACAACCGTCTTGCCGGTCACTTTGCCCGTGGTGTTGATAGCGTTTGCAATAGCGCCCAGAGCTGCGGCAGTTGCAGTTGGGAGAATGATGGTCCCGGTGACGGTGCCAGTGACGTTGCCGGTGACGTTGCCGGTGACGTTGCCGGTGACGTTGCCAACAACGTTGCCGACAATTGCACCCTCAAAACCGTTGTCAGACTTTACCGGGCCAGAGAAGGTAGTGCGTGCCATGATTTCCTCACATGCGAGTTAACTGTTGGCGCTCTGTCTGCATGTCGTCAGCCGGGACTGTCAGAAACGCCGGGGACCCCGGGATGCAAGCAATATACAGGAAAAGAAAAAGGGGCGCAAGGCCCCTTTTCCGTGGACGACCGGGAACTCCCAGTCCAATTCATCAGGACGAACCCGACGAACCCCACATTCCGAGCGGATCCGACCAGCCGAAGCTGTAACGCTCACGGGCCTTGTACCGGACGTTGCCGGTATCGAAGTCTCCATCCATCGAGTTTGCCAGGGGCATACGCTCGAAGTGCTTCATGCCGTTCGGAACATCGGTGGTCAAGAACCATGCGTTTGGATCGGTCAAGAAGTGGTTGACGGTGTAGCCCTCGGGGATCGCGCCCATCTGCTTGATCGCGTTGATGTCGTTATCCGCAGTCGAGACCCGCAGCTCAGTGTCAAGCAGACGCTTGGCAACGAACATCAGGCTCGGGGGGATCACCATCTTGCGAGGCTTGGCGGCAATCAGCAGGCCACGCTCATCGGTCCACGCAGCGATTTGAATCACAGCGTTTTCCAGAGCGGTCTCGTTCAAATCAACACCAGTGGTCGGGCTATTGAAGTTAACGCCACCGCCAACAAGCGGGTGGCCAACACGAGTGCTGGAGCTGTTGTTGCCGAACAAGGTAACGCCGTCACCGCCGAGGTACGAGCCGTTGAAGCCGTTGTTGATGACGGCTGCAGCTTTGACCTGCTTGGTGTAGGACATCGCACGGGCCAGAGCTTTGGTGTAACGAGCAGACAGGCTGTCGTACAGGTTGTCCTCAACCGCCTCTTCGGTGATCGAGAAGCCCAGAGCAATGGTCTCGTGGGTGTAGCGGGCGGTGAACGCTTCCTGTGCGTTGTCGTAAGCGATGGCAGAGCCCTCGTTCTTGACAGGTGCAGCAGAGAAGCCAGCCAGCTTGGTCTCTTCTTCAAAGCTACGCTCCGATTTCTCGGTCTCGTAGATTTCCTTGTGCTCTTCGCCGTAGCGGGCGTACTCCATACCAAACAGGGCGTTCAGGCCTGGGAGCAGCTCTTTGAGCAGTTGTGCGCGTGAAATAGCCATTTTTCAATACTCCTTACAGACCAACGGCGTTGGTGAAGCTATGGTAGCCGGGGTTGATCTTCACATAGACATCAGTGAAGGCGTCGCCCACAACCGAAAATCCCTGCACGTTGGGGAAACCCACAACACGGAAGGCCGCAGTGGTGGTCACAGCCGAGGAACCTGCCACGACAGAAGCCGTAGAGTTACCAGTGCTCGTGCTACCAGTTGCCACAGCGCCAGTGCTGAAGAACAAGTTTGCGCCCACAGCGGCTTGCGTCACAGAACCAGCGGACTGGACCTGGAACACAACGTTGGGATCGTCAACAACCTGAGCCTGAACCACACCGGTGGTGCCAGTGGGGTAGTACTGCGAGAAAATCAACTGCCCTTGCGCGTTGAAGAACGAGCAGCCAACGAACACGCCCACGATACCTGTGTTAGAGGTACCCACGGGGAAGCCGTTAGTCGTCGCGTCAGCGCCGGTTGCAGTTGCCACAGCCAAGTAGCCGTTTGCATTTACATACACGGGCGAGCCGTTGAAAATGTTTGCGGCGGTGCCTGCGGGGTCAATGAGATAAGTACGGGTTGCACCTGCATACGGGGTGCCACCCAACTGATTTACGGGCTTAAGCCCGTAGGGGGCTGCTACTGATGCCATTTAAGGACTCCTTGTTACTTTGAACCAGAACCAAAACCACCACCGCGACTGGTCGTTGACTTGCGGTCAGCGAAAAGTGGCATGCGGGGGTCGTTGTTTCGCATGAAGCTGTTGTCGACAGATTCCATCTGGGCCTGCGCTTGTTTGGAGTAGTACTCGTCCCGGGCCTGTGCGCGTTCACGCGGCATCTTGCAGAGCATGAGGCCACCAAGTTCGACGTTTCCGGTCTTCGCATTACCCTCAAGCATCAGCTCAGGATGGTCGACTGCTTTCACCGGTTCCCAGCCTTCACGCATCTTGGTAGACACGTTCGTGT